ACAACGATTACGGAAAGATCATCAGCACAGCCATGAGGTCTTATCAGGATACGAATGATACAAAGTATGTGTTGAAAGTTCATGGATTGCAGGCAGGAGATGAGAAGTTCCGAAAAGAATGGGAAGATATCTTAAAACAGCCACTAACGGATTATGTGAATGGAAAAGCAAGAATTTATGTCGAATATGACGGAAAAGAGCTTGTGAAAATGAAAAGTGAAGGTTCACAGAAAAGTGCGGATGATCTGACAAAGCTGATAGAGCAGACCTTTAAAGTTGTCGGAGAAGCCTTTAAGATTCCACAGTCGCTGATGCTTGGAAATATCACAAACATGAATGACATTGTAAAATCATTTCTGACATTCGGAGTTGATCCTTATGCAGACATGATCGGGAAAGTCCTTACCGGACAATATGGGATGGAAGAATGGTTGGAAGGCAACTATTACAAGGTTGACACATCAACCGTAAACCATGTGGATATTTTCGATATGGCAGATAAAATTGACAAGCTAATCTCCAGCTCTTTCGCTTGCATTGATGAAGTAAGGGAGAAAGCCGGATTAGATAGATTGAACGAAGAATGGAGTTCCCGCCATCTTCTCACCAAGAACTATGAATTTATTGACAAACAAAATCTACAGGGAGGTGAAAAGGGTGAACAGAGCGAAGATGATGATGCGGTTTGAACCGCACATGGAAAAAAATATCTTTAAGCTGTTTATCTATGACACGGTCACAAAGGAAGGAACCTTTGACTGGTCAACATGGGAAGCCGTGAACAGTAAGACCAGTGCACAGTATTTTGCAGACCAGTTATCGCAGATACCGGATAATGCTGAAATTGAATTGTACATTAATTCAAATGGTGGAAGTGTTTCAGAGGGTGTCGCGATTTATAACCAGTTGAAACGGCATCCGGCACAAAAGACCGGATATGTGGATGGAATCGCATACAGCGTAGCAAGCCTTATTCTGCAGGCTTGTGATAAGCGGATCATGGGACTTGGCACATCCATGCTGGTACATGAAATGTGGGTTGAAGTCGCAGGAAATGCACGGATGCTTAGAAGTGCAGCAGACGACCTTGATAATTGGATGAAAGCAAACCGAAAAGTTTACATGGAACGTTCAGGAATGAGTGAGGAAGAATTGATCGCGTTAATGAATGAGGAACGAATCCTTACACCGGAGGAATGTCTTAGCATGGGATTCATTGATGAGATCAGCGAAAAATTATCAGAAGATGATCCAGATGACGATCCGGAGAATAACCCGGAAGATGACCCAGAGGATAATCCGGAGAATGACCCGGAAGAGAGTACAGACGATGATATGGATGACGATTCAGAAGACGATTCAGAAGACTATTTAGAAGACTATTTAGAAGACGATTCAGATGATGAATCGGACGATGATCCGGATGGTGATTCACCACAGGAACATGTCTTAAAGAACATAAAACAGTACTTCGACATGAGAGAATCACTCATAAAAAGTACTCATCAGATGACAGATGTGAGCAGAAGACGCAAAAAAAATGTGCAGAATAAAGCAAAATGCATACAGTTTTTTGACAGATTTTACAGTTAAAACAGGAGGAAAAGATATGAGACCATTAAATAATCCGGTAGTAAAACAGGCAGCAGTAGCGATGCAGGCGGCGATTAAATCAGGAAACGATAAAAAGTTGAATGATGCGTGGGAGCAGTTCTATGATGCCGTGACAGACACCTTAAGACAGGATTTTGAAATGGCAAGCGGAGATCAGAAAGTCCTTGCAGACCGCGGATTCCGTATGTTAACAGCAAAAGAAAATAAATTTTATCAGGAATGGATTGATAGTGCAAAATCCCCTGATCCTAAGCAGGCATTCACAGATTTACTCAATGGCGGAATGCCGGAAACCATCATTGAAGATGTATATAAAAACCTTGTCAATGACCATCCGCTTTTAGATGCCATTACATTTACGAATGTAAGCTATTTAACAAAATGGATCATGAACGATCACACCGTGCAGACGGCAGTTTGGGGACAGATTACTGCTGAAATCACAAAAGAAATCTCATCTTCCTTTAAGATTTTAGAGCTTACACAGTGTAAACTGACCTGCTATGCGACACTTCCGAAAGACATGTTAGAGCTTGGCCCGGTATTCCTTGACAATTATATCCGCACCATCCTGAT